TTTCTTTATAATCTTCAGCAGTTAGGTATTTTCCATCTACTTTTTTATCATCAGAAATCCATTTGAATCCACATTGGTCTTGTAATCCACCTGTAACGTTTATAATAGATGGTGTTCCTGCCATAACAGATTCTGCAGTTGTTAACCCAAATCCTTCATTACCCGCAATATTGATTGTACAATCTGCTATGTTATATAACTGATTTAGTTGTTCTTGTGTAATTCTATCGGTTGAGAATTTTATATCACATCCAGGTGCGATTTTCTCAGATACAGATACTAAATCAGTTCCATTCTGGTCAATCGGATTTGTATGCATAATTAAACACACCTTATCCCTGTCTTCTTTAGGTAACTCATTCACAAATTTACTGAATGCCCAAATAACATCTGATGGTTGTTTACGTTTGATATTTCGGTTCATCCAAAATAATACAAACTTATAATCCTTATCACCTAGTAATTGTTTTTTGAAATCCTCATTTACAATAGTTGGTTTGTAGGTTTCTGAATTGATACCATGTGGTACATAAGATACTTGCCAATCTTCTAATGGTTTGATTGTTTCTGAATCTATATTACCTACTCTACTTACAATACCATAAGTTTGTCTTGAGATACATCCCAACCAATCACATGATTCATAGTAGTTTCTATTGTAATCCGGGTCTGGTAAATCATCCCAAATGTGGTAAAATAAAATAGGAAGATTTTGTCTTACCTCCGCTTCCATCTCATATAACCATCTCCAATATCTTGGGTCTGTAAAGTGTAGAATTGCATCAGGTTGATGTCTCATGATTAATTCACGAAGAATGTTTGCATCTCCATAACCTGTCCATGGAATAATTTTAAGAGAAGCATCTTCTATTCCACTTCTTTTTTTCGCATCATCTCCTAAATCTATTTCCTTACCCTTTTCTGGATGATTAACTGCTGCTCCTAATTGAACCCAGTCGTATTTATCAAGAGTACCAAAAACCAATTCTTTAGAAACTGTTGCTATACCCGATGACATTCGTAAGTCATCAGATAGTAATAAAATTTTCTTCTTTTTACTCATATAACCTTTATTAATAATTTTTTAAATGTTTCCGAATCTTCTCTTAGATTCCCATTGTACTTTTTTACTTTTACCTAAGAATAACTTCTTAGAAACTAATTCATTGTAGGTAGACCTAAGTGTGTTTAATTGAGGTCCGGAGTTGCTACTTATTGTACTCATTGTTTTTTTACTTTCTTATTAAAATTGAGAACCGCTCTCATGTAGATTATCATATTTATTAATATCCAATCTAAAATCTTCATCTTCAATATATTTGTTTACAGACCTGTTAACCAGTTTTTGTAGGGTTATATTTGAGTCAAATGATATTTTTTTGAATTTGGAATAAATATCTTTAATTATTTTTACTGTTGTAAGTTTTGTTTCTGCCATAACTATCCTTTTATTGTTTTATATAAATATATATAAATTATAAAAACGTTACTAATTCCATGCAGAACATAATCCTCGTTGTTTGAATTCACACCAATCACAAGGTTTACCTTTATTGGTAGGGAAATCAGTTTGTATTATCTCACCATCATCACCAAATACCGAATCAACAAAGAACATAAAATTCTTCCATGCCATATTCATTGAGGGTTTACCATTTGCAGGAACAAACTTAGATATTCGTGGTTGTACGAAATCAGCACCTTCCCAAAGCTTTCGTTTGAGTATCTGATATTCTACTTTAATCTTATCTAATGGTATATCATACTTTTCAGAATAGAACTTCTTATATAATAACATCTGAGAAGTTTTTATTTTATCAGCTTTTTGATACTTGTTCCAACCTCTTGTTGAAGTTTTCAAGTCAATGATAATATAATCTTGGGTAGTTTTATCCTTTAGAAGTACATCAATGAAACCAATAAAATGAACACCAGGTTTAATCTCAGCATTCAATCTTTGTTCAATTGCTATAAGTTCGAATCCACTTTTAGTATATAACTTATCTAATTTACTTGTGAAGTATTTCAAGATAGCCTTACCATCTTCAAAGAACTCTTGTAGTTCTTCTTTGGTACATGGGTCATCTTCACCCATCTTTTCTTTATACTTAGTAAAGTGTTCTACAAGTTTATCTTGTAACATTGATTCAAGTGGAAGTGTTAATGCTTGTTTTTTAGTTACATTATACATCACATCTAAGAAATGTTGAATAACTTCGTGCATTGCACTACCAAATATCAAATGGATATTAGCATTACTAATACCTAACTTATCAATATAATTTAATTTGTACTGTTGTTGGCATGAACTATACATACCGTACTGAGAATAACTTACTCTTGCCATATTTTTATGTTTTATTTACTATGTAAATATACGAAAAATATTTGATATATCCTAATTTTTTCTACTAAAGTTTCAACTTTAATTTAGTTATTTGTTTCTTATCAATACCATACTTTTCACAAATGAACTTTATATTTTCTCTACCTTCTTTAGTTGCATAAAGTATTTCACAATAATCTTCTGCTTCTATACTTGAACAATTAAAATCTTGTATAAGTAAATCAATTAACCAAGATTCGTACTTGTTTGCTTTCTTACCTTTTGTATATTTCAAATATCTTCTACCTTTTGGTAATATACCGATAAGAGCAAGATATAATTGTTTCGGTTCTAAAACTTGTGTGTATGGTTGTATCTCTGAAAGAACTTCTATCCAATCAGGATTCATAGAAAGAAAACGATGTACCATATAGTTACTCCATGTTTTCTTATCAGCATCTTCTAAACTATCCCAATACTTTGGATTTTGAACTGAAGTTATATTTGTTATATGGTCAAATAGTGTTCTAGTTGCCATTATTCTGTAATTCTTTTGGTAATAACTCTTTGTTTATTTCACCACAATCACCACATAGATATAACTCTACTGGTATGATTGCATCTTGTGGTGTACCTGTTACTATCTTTGAAATCTTCAAGAACTTAGTACCTTGTATAAACACAGTACCACCACATTCTTCACATTTCATTTCTGTTGCCTTAGATAAATCTATCTTTGGTTGTTGAGGTGGGGGTGTATTTCCACCATTATTCATTCCTATAATCTTTGCCATAATTTATTTATTTAATCGAACCATTGTGAACGGTCTGTTTTTACATTTTTTACTGTTTTCTTTAACATTTCGATTTCCTTCTCTTTCCACTCTTTGTTTTTAATCTTATCAATAGCTTCTAGTTCATTCTTTCTACCAATATCATTAGCTTTCTTAAGTTCTTCTTCTGTGATTGATTTACCTTGTTGTGCTGAACTTAATGAAGCAAATCTTTTGGTATGATATGAACTAAGTGGTTTAGTGAATTGTTTAAGATATTCTGTTTTACTATCGAGATATGCAAGAAAAGAATCAAAGTTCTCATTACCCAATGCTTCTAACTCTGCTTCATTTAATGGATTTTCGTGGTCGTATTTCATCTTTTAAAGTTTATTTGTTATACAAATATACAAAAAATATTTTATTTATCCTAATAAAATTGATAAAACTTTATCAACTATCTCTTCTTTGTTTCCATATTCATTTGCAATTACCTTTCCTTTCTTAAAAGCAACTACCATTGGTATGTTTGTTAAATCAACTAACTCTCTACTATTTGGTGAGTTATCAGGATTAACATACACAAACGGAATTTGTCTATTTTGTTGTTGATTAGAAACTTTCTCAAAATATGGTTTAAGAACATCACAATTCCCACACCAATCAGTTCCAAACATAACCATTAACTTTGGTTGTGTTCGTATCAATACATCAAGTGAATCTGTTTCTAAGTTTATCATAGTAAAGGTCCTGCACTACCACATTTGATTGCGGCTTTCATTCGTTGTTCTTCTAACCAAGTTAGATAGTTCCAAACTTTTTTTAATTTGTTTATCATAATATACCAACTATTTGAATTATACAACTCATAAAGGTAATTTCTTTATCTACTACCAATGCATCTTTGTGTTGTGATTCTGATAAGATTAGTATTATGTTTGAGGTATTTGTACCACCATAAACTTCTACTTTTTCATATAAGAACGTATAAAGTTCTGTGAAATCTTGTACTCTCGCATCTGCAACTGCTTGTCTGATATTTTTCCATTTATTGGCTTTTGCATCAGAACCTTTAAGAATATCTACTACCTTTGATTTAATATCTGCATCAATTACAGAGGTTGTATCAACTTTTAATTCTCCCTTAGATGAATTCAACTGGCAAGTATTGATAATCTTTCTAATATCAGGATATGAACTATCAATGATAGGTACAAGGTTTGCTGGTTGGAAACTAATAGATTCTCTACCTAAAATCTGTGATATTTGAACTGCAACATCTTTTTTAGTTGGAGGTACAATCTGAAACTCTTGTGTTCTACTTCTAATTGGTGAGATTACTTTCTCAACATAATTACAAGTTAGAATGAATCTACAATGTTTTGAGAACGTTTCCATCAAGTTTCTTAAAAGTGCTTGTGCATTTGGTGTCATATAATCAAACTCATCAAGTATGATTATTTTCATATCTTTGAAACCAACAGTTGAAGCAAATCCTTTTACTTTATTACGAACTGTATCTACATTATTCTCATCAGATGCATTTATAATGATATGGTCACAATCAATTGAATTTACAATTAACTTAGCTAATGTTGTTTTACCTGTACCAGCTTTACCGAAGAATAAAAGATGAGGGATTTCTCCACTTTCAAGATAATCCTTTACCTTATCCTTTAAATGTTCATTACCAACGTATTCTGTTAGTTTAGAAGGTCTGTACTTCTCTACCCATAGAGAATTTGCTACCTTATTTGGTTGTGTGTTATTATCTTCGAAGAATGCCATATTAAAATGTAGAGTTTTTTACTTCTTTACAAAATTCTCCTAACTTTTCTAATTTAGTAATTAGTGATTGTTTTTGATTTTCATCAATACCTCTGTTTTGATTTCTGTTTAATTCACCGATTAAATCTACCATTGATGTTGCTACGATTAGTAACGCATCTTCTTTTGAGTTCAGAAAATTATCTGATACTCTAAACTTTTTTGCTATTTCTTGTAAGTTTGCCATTTTATCTATTATTATTTGTTATACAAATATACGAAAATTATTTGGACTTTCCTAATAATTTCATAATTTTTTTTACTGTTTTACCATCAACCTTAATTGTATGATATGGAATATTGTTATCATCCAATATTTTTTTACACAAATTATCAATTTCAATTGATTGTTCTAATTTCTGAAATCTCTCATCATCATTGTGTACCGTTTCACCTCGTTCTAATAAAATATTAATATTATCATATCTTCCATGTAAATCAATGATTAAATCATGAAATGGTTGTCCATAAAATTCTGCAGGATAACCTTCCGTATAGTATTGATGATATATGGTAGAGAATAGAATAGGTGAATCGATTACTATATAATCTACTTTGTTATAACATTCAGCGATTCCTCTATGTTGATTTGCAAATACATAAAGTTGGTCTGATATTGCTGGTATATTATGGTCCCAAGCTAATCTCTTTGGGAATTCATATGGGTTATTACAACTGATATGTTGTTTCTTTAGTTTGTAGGTGATTCCATTTGCTATTGAAGATTTACCAATACCAGGTCCACCAAAGAGGTTTACTAATTTACTCATTCTCCAAATATATTATTTAATAGGTTACCCAATCTGATTCCAGCAAAATATAATCTTTCATCTACAATTGGTAGATTCTCATATACATAATCATATGATAAATATGAACCACTTTTTGTTTCATAAATCTTAGGTACATACTGATGTGATTCATTTGCCCACTTGATAGCATTTCCTTGTTCTACTACTATATCTTTAAATTGGTTTTGTAGTTTATCTGCATATTCAGTATAACTCATCTTGTAATCATCAATCATATCTGTATCCCATAGTACATGAAGATTCGTTTGATTCTCTGCTCCTTTTCTTCCTTTGAAGTTTACTTTGATTTTACTACCACCATAATCTTCAAATCTTCCAGTATGTAAAGGTTGGTGCAAATCTCCTACCATATGAACCAAATACTTTAACCAAAACGCTTTCATCTCTTTTGATGCAGATGGTGATTGTAAAATAGGAATTGCAGTATTAATCATTTTTACTACATTTTCTTGTGTATGTTCTACTTCCTCATAATTTTTATCAATTGGAAGATTAACATAATGCCAAGTTGAAAATTTATCAAAATCAGGATTACTCCTCATCTCATCTGCCCAAGTACTTGCAACTGCAAGTGTTTGTCCATCTAAAATTTCATTAACTCGTTGTTCTGTTGTTAGTGTTAATTGTCTTTGTGCAATTTCACCAACTGTTCTGTGTCCTATCTTACCCCAAAACATCGTTGTTGAAAACGATGTTAAGGTAAATAAGATTAAAACTAATATTAATAATTTTTTCATAACCATGTTTTTATAAGCGAATATATGTAACCAGTGATTCCTACTAAA